GCCTTTATCTGGGTGCCATCCTCCCGGTAATCGAGCAAATGCCGGACATGACCTTTGAGGAGATCATCGCAAAATATGTCGAAATGAACATCGCCCACCCGTTCATGGAGGGCAACGGACGGGCCACCCGTATCTGGCTTGACATGATGCTGAAAAAGCATCTCCAGCAGGTTGTGGACTGGCGGAAGGTGGATAAGGATTTGTATTTGCAAGCTATGGAACGCAGTCCGATCAATGATCTGGAATTACGCGCCCTGCTACAACCGGCATTGACCGACCGCACGGATGACCGGGAGGTTATTTTCAAGGGTATCGAACAGTCTTACTACTACGAGGGATATGAAGCGTAAGGATAATGCGCGAGGGTTCATTCGATTATTTTCTTTAGAATGCCTTGTAATCGCACTAATTATATTTCCGTTGTTACATACACACGCCGCCCCACATCAAGCGAATGAAAGAGAGGAGGCTGTGCAAGAAATTGTTGAATCAAGGGATAGTGCAGTAATACTATTTGGGCGGGCACAAAATATGTTTGCACTTCTTTTCGATGATTTCGATATTACCCTACGAAATAACGATAATAAGACAATAATTGCATCAGGACGAGCTAAAATAGGTGATTATATTCGAAACAATTACGATTCCAATTATCGTATGGTATCCTTCATTACCTATAAAATAAAAATTGACTGTAAAGATTATAAATATCGGTATTCAATCTCTGATATTAAAATAACAACCCTTTCTAATTTATTTGAAACCCCACAATTTGACTGGATTTCCTTCTGGTGTGCATGGTCTGATTATGGCTTAATAAACACACCTTATTTTACATATGGGAATGCAAAGATAAAAACCGAGATATATTCTTATACTATTTCCGAAATTTATGCGTCCTACCAACGCGATAGCGCTGTGATAAGTAAATATGACGAAGCAGCAAAGCTATATTATGCAGCTCTAAATAAGACAAAACGCAAGTCTGATCGCAAGAATCTATTTGAACAATTAAGGCAAGTAAATTTATCCAAGATGAGTATGAGTAATAAATACAAGGCATTAAGAGCACTGAATACCGTTGCTCCAATATATATAGCTGATCTATGCGATAAGATTAAAGGCTATATGAGTATGCATGATGATTTTTGATATTTATTAGGCGAATTTGCT